TTGGTACAAAGAACAAATATTTTATAAAAAAGAAAATCTTGAAAAAATTAAAAAATGACAAGCATTTTTGATTTAGAAAAAAAAGCATATGAGGCATTTAAGCCACCAAAAAAACTAAGCCTAAGTGATTGGGCTGATGAGTATGCAAGGTTAAGCGTAGAAAGTTCAGCAGAGGGTGGGAGATGGCGTACTTTGCCATATCAAAAAGGAATTATGGATGCTGTAACAGATCCTCATATAGAACAAATATCTGTAATGAAATCAGCAAGGGTTGGATATACAAAAATCCTTAATCATATTATTGGCTATCACATACAAAATGACCCATGTTCCATGATGCTGGTATTTCCAACACTTGATGATTGTCAGTCTTACAGTAAGGATGAGATTTCGCCCATGTTAAGAGATACCCCTTGCTTACAAGGAACAGTTAGTGATCCTAAAGCTAAAGATGGAAATAACACGTTATTAAAGAAAAATTTTGCAGGCGGCACGTTGTCTTTAGTTGGTGCTAATTCACCAAGAGGATTTCGTATGGTATCACGCCGAATAGTTATGTTTGATGAAACTGATGGCTATCCACCTTCTGCTGGAACTGAGGGTGATCAGATTAAATTAGGAATAAAAAGAACAGAATTTTTTAGTAATAGAAAAATAATTGCTGGTTCTACTCCAACAGTAAAAGATTTTAGTCGTATAGAAAAATTATTTAATCAGACAGACCAACGCCGTTATTATGTGCCTTGTCCCATTTGTAATCATATGCAGTATTTAAAATGGTCTAATTTTGAATGTTTTAATGATGATCCAGCTACAACAATATATAAATGTGAAAAATGTAATGGTCATATTCTACCTAATAAAAAACGATGGATGATTGAGAGAGGTGAATGGAGAGCTACGGCTCCATATAATGGTAAACATGTAGGATTTCATATTTGGGCAGCATATTCATATTCTCCTAATGCGACATGGCCTAACTTGATGGAAGAATATATTCAATGCAAAAAAGATCAAGAACAACTAAAGACGTTTATTAACATAACCTGTGGAGAAGTCTACGAAGATGAATACCATACAAAAGCAAGTGCAGATGGTTTAGCAAAACGTGCAGCAGAAGAAACATATAAAGAAGGTATACCACCAAAAGAAGTTTTAATATTAACTCTTGGTATTGACGTACAAGATGACAGGTTAAGTATGTCAGTTATAGGTTTTGGTCGAAATGAAGAAATGTATCTTGTTGATAGAAAGGTTATTTATGGATCACCAGCGAGAGCAGATTTATGGGCGCAGCTTGATGAGGTACTGCAAGGTAAATATACAAATGAAGAAGGTAATGAGTTAAAAATTGATACAGCAGCAATCGATACCGGAGGTCACTACACTCAGGAAACTTACCAATACGTTAGAGAAAGAGAACAACTAGGACTTATAGGTATAAAAGGTATGGGTCAGAAAGGCAAGCCACCATTAGGAAAAATTTCTAAGGTTGATATTAATTACAGGGGTAAAGTTCTTAAGAGAGGACTAAGTTTATATCCTGTTGGTGTAGATGTGATAAAAACAACTTTGCATAATAAGTTAAAAGATGCTGAAGTAGGGCATGGTTATATACATTTTTATCCGACTACAACAAATACATACTTTGAAGAGCTAACAGCAGAAAGACAAATATTAGTTTATAAAAATGGTTATCAAGAAAGAGTGTGGAAAAAGAAAAACAATCAACCTAATGAGGCATTAGATGAAATGGTGTATGCATATGCAAGTTTTCAGCGTTTATTGCAAAAATATGACAGAAAAACAATATATGACCAGTTTGCAAAAAGATTTGAAGAGAAAAAGCCTATAAAGGAGGCTAAGATAGACTTAAATCGTACTAATTCGCCTAAAAAGGCTAATTTTGTCGCTAATTGGTAACTAAAAGCATGACTTTTCCAGCAGAAATTAGAGCAGGTGACCTCATTCAATGGAGGTTAGCTGCTACTCAAGATGTATTTGGTAATAGTATTAGCAGTCCAGATTGGTCTGTAATTTATTATTTAAGGACAAACGAAGGGCCGTTAGGATCATCTGTAACTAGCACAGCTTTCAATGATGGCTTTCAATTCTCAATAGCAAGCAATGTTTCATCTACTTTTGCGGCAGGGAATTGGTTTTATCAAGCAGTAGCTAATAAATCTGGAGCGGAAAAACAAACTATAGCAACTGGTGCATTTAAAGTTTTAGAATCTCTTGAATTTAGTGGTACAGCACCTGTTTTTGATGGAAGAAGTCAAGTAGAAAAAGATTTAGAAACAATACAAACTGCTATAAGAAATATTGTAAGTGGTGGTGTTGTACAAGAATATAAAATTGGAACAAGATCGGCTAAAAAATATGAATTGTCAGAATTAATAATGTTAGAAAGTAGATATAAGGCAGAATTGATAAGAGAAAAACAAGCAGAACTTATTGCTAATGGTCTTGGTAATCCAAGAGCAACATTTGTTCGTTTTAACGGAGCATACTAATGGGAATTAGATCTAACATTACAAATGCAGTAAAAAGAGTCTTAGGTTTTGGAGAAAAAGCTAATCCTTTAAAAAATCTACGAGCATATCAAGGTGCATTGGTTTCTAGACTCACATCAGATTGGATGGCTAGCCAATTAAGTGCAGATGCTGAGATTAGAAATAGTCTTAGAAAACTAAGAGATAGATCAAGAGAATTAGTTAGAAATAATCCATACGCTAGACAGGCAAAAAGAACAACACAGATAAATATGGTTGGAACTGGTATGAAGTTTCAATCTAGGGTATTACAGGTTCGTGGTAATAAAAGAGATCAAAGAGTAAATAATCTTATAGAACAAAAATGGGCTGAATGGTCATCACCTAATAGTTGTGATTGTGCTGGTAGATATGGATTTCATGAATTTGAATGGTTAGCTGCTGGAGCTTTGTGCGAATCTGGTGAGGCTATTTTTAGAATAGTTAGACAACAATTTGGGGATTCAAAAGTACCTTTAGCTTTACAGTTAATAGAGTCAGATATGTTGGATGAAGAATATACAGGCAAAACATTAAGTGTAAAAAATGAATGGCGAAATGGCGTAGAGATTAATGAATGGGGGAAAGCTGTCAGATTTGCAATTCTTACGAAACACCCTGGCGATGCATATTATCTTGATTATTCAAACAACCAAAAGTTGCATATATTTGTAAATGCAGAGGATATAATTCATTTATTTCTTCCAGAAAGACCAGGTCAAAATAGAGGTGTGCCTTGGTTTCATAGTGTTATGGCAGATATGCACCAATTACAGGGATATGAAGAAGCCGCAGTAATTAGAGCCAGGGCGGGCGCGAGCATAATGGGTTTTGTGGAAAACGATCAAGGTGAGCTTATCGGCGATGAAGTTTCCAATGGTCAACGCATACAATCATTTGAGCCTGGTACATTTAGATATTTAATGCCAAATGAGAAAGTTACAATTCCAGATATAGATTATCCATCTCAACAGTATGAGATGTTTGTGAAAAATAAAATAAGACGTTTTGCTACAGGTATCGGTTGTAGTTTTGAAACAATATCAAAAGATTTTAGTGAAACTAACTATTCAAGTTCAAGATTAAGTCTTTTAGAAGACAGGGAACATTGGAAGTTTTGTCAAAAATATTTAATTAACAATTTACATTTAAGAGTGTTTAAAGAATGGATGAAACTAGCTGTTTTAGTAGGAGAGTTAGATTTTGAGGATTATGCGACAAGACCTGAGAGGTATATAAAACCAAGATGGACTCCACCAGCACAGCACTATGTTGATCCTTTAAAGGAAGTAAGAGCTTTTAGAGAAGCGGAGCAAGCTGGTTATATGAGTAAAGCGCAAGTAATAGCAGCTACAAATGGCGGTGATTATGACGATATTATTTCAGAAATATCAAGAGAACAGGAAGTTGCTAAAGACTTAGGAGTTACATTAGATAAAGATCTTGATCTTGAAGTAGAAATGGGTCAATTAGAACTTGACTTGTCTTCTAATCAACCAACAACCCCAAGAATTGCACCAATAAGATCTAAACGAACACGAAAAAAGACTAAGTAATTATGGCAAATGTAAGCGGTACAGAGATCAATCTTAAGCCTACTGAAGGTATGAAGACTGAGGCTCAGAGATATAAAAATTGGAAAAAAGAAGGTAGAGCCGGAGGAACACAGGTTGCAGCAGTTAGAGCCACACAAATAATAAGTGGTAGAGAATTATCAGCAGACGTTGTAGTCCGTATGTTTAGTTTTTTCAGCCGCCATTTAGTAGATAAAAAAGCAGAAGGTTTTAGGAAAGGAGAAAAAGGATATCCGTCAAAAGGCCGGGTGGCGTGGGCAGCTTGGGGAGGTGACGCAGGCTTCAGTTGGAGTCGAGGTAAAGCAGCAGCCATTAAAAAAGCGAGAGAAAGAGCAGAAGTTATAGAAATGGCTAGGCCATACCCTAATGAGCATGCAGCAACAATAGTTGATTCAAACCAATTTGATACATTTAGAAGGTCAAATGATGAAAGAGGAGAGGGTATAGACTATATTTTTGGTATAAAGGATAATG